GAGAAGCACTGGCTGGACTATTTGAAAATCTTATTGGGATGCCATTAGACTTATTGAAGGATTTAGTTGCATGGGGTCTTAAACAAATAGGTTTTGAAGAAACCGCAGCACTCTTAAAGGAATTTAGTTTTAAAGATATTATTGGTGACATCATTCGATGGCCATATAATAAGTTGCTAGAGATTTTTGATGCGATAAGAAACTTTGACTTCTCATCACTTCTTCCAAATAATGCGGTTACAAGAACACTTGGATTGGTGGGTGATAAAACACCAGAACAACTTCAAGCAGATCGTGTAGCATCAATGGATAGGGATCGTCAGAAAAGAATGCGTGACCTTGGGATGCAAATAGGTTATAGAGAACAAGGATTGAAACTTATGTCACCAGGCAAGGAAGGTTCAGCAGAATTCGCAATGTATACTCAACAACAGAGTGAACTCAATAAACTGAAGGCAGAACTTGAATCACTTAGAACTGGTGGTAGTGGCAGCACTGTAATTAATCAGAACACTGTTGATGCATCACAAAATAATAACAGTACCAACGTAACGACACCACCAATGACTGATCCAATGTATGGATGGGCAAGTGGTGCAGTATAATATAAAGGGGGGAACCGCGTTCCCCCCTTCTCGGTAATGTTATGTGGGTTTGATTACTTACTCGTTTGCAAGTTTCTCAAAATAAGACATTGCATCGTCGTCTTCTTCCTCTGACACAGTAGGTGCTGGTGCAGGAGCAGTATCAACCTTGGGTTCTGCAACTGGTGCATCTTCCATGACATCTACTGCCTTACCAACCGTTACTGTACCGGCAAGAACTGCATCGAGCCGTGACTTAAGTTCGTCATATGACTTGAAGTTAGAGGGTCCAGTGAAGTCAGCAAGAGAATGCTGAGTCTTCCACATTGCCTCAATATCGTCGTCATTGTCGAACAGAGCAGATGGTTCTGCAAACTCTGACTTGTCATAGTTCCAGTATCCATCTACCTTACGAATCTTCAACTTGAAGTTCGCACCTTCCCAGAAGTCGAAGGGATTGACAGGAGTTTCATCTTGGAATGCAGGCTGCATTGCCTCCATGATCTTGTCAAAGATTTTCTTACCATAACGGAAGAGGAAAACCTTACCCTCGTTCTGAGGATTTGCAGGGTCTTCTACAACATAGATGTTGGAGTAGTACTGCAACTTACGCTTCTGCTTACGAGCAATCTCCTTATCTGACTCTACACCAGAGTTCCACAGACGAGTGTTATACTCTGATACAGGATCATTCTGACCTACGGTGGTGAGAGAGTTCTCGATATACCACTGACCAGTTGGACCTTGGAACGCATGGTTCCAAATCTTTGCCCAAGGCATGTCCTCACCCTCTACTGCGGGCAGAAAACGAATGACTGCATATCCATTACCAGACTTGTCCATGACTGGCTTCCAGATACGTTCATCAACGTAGGACTTCTTTTCTTGGGGTGCTGACTCTGCTTGGACTGCGCCAAGTAGTTTGTCGAGTGAGTTTTGCTTCTTAAGAGCGGATAATGACATCTTATGTCTCCTTATGTTAACGTATGTTTCGTATGTTAAAGTATATTTAATTTATCACAAAGACTGTTCTTTGTCAAGTAACTTAGATTATTAAATTTACCATTTTGATCCGTTAGAAAAAACTCTTCTTGACCAAAGCGGTCAACAGGATCAACCCAATAAAACTTAACATCCTTATACTCTGTAAAAACAGTTTGCATCTGGTTAATCCAATTGGTTGAATTAAAACCTTTTGCATCACTTGACAGATAGTTATCTGTCCCTTTATATACATTGTTCAATGGTTCGTCATATGTTGACAAATCAAATCCCACGATATAAACTTCTTCTGCACCACTTTGACATGCAAGGTGAATAGCAGTATTTCCAGTTGACCATCCTACAGGAAAGTCAACGTTATTTATGTTGTCGTCCTCTTCGACATATGTAATCCAGACACCAACATCCTTCTCCATCTTGTTACGAAGGTCAACCATGTCGAGGTCTGGATTCATCTTCATTGCCACCTCAATCTTCTCCTGTAGTGTCACAGGGTCTTTACCTGAGATAACACAACGGTCTGTGCGATTGGGTGTCTTGTGAACGAATGACTCTGGAATATCGTATCCCATAAACATCATGTCCCCAACTTCAGATGGCAGAATAGACCAGTTTGTGAACCAACACTGTGTATCACGCCAGTAACCAGAGGTATAGATTTCCTGTTGCATACCGTAATCAACTGCAACGAGGTTATCTACCTTGATATCACGGTAGACTGCATTGCAACCCCATACGGTTGCTCTCACATCATACTGTTTCTCTGTGAACCACTTACGAGACTCACCGTTACCAACAATCAATGCACGATCATAGTATGGGGTTTTGCTTCCATATCCAGCTTCTGGTTTGTAAATCTTTTGACCGTCACCATCGTATTCCCATTCACGATCTGCTGGATCAAGTTTCAAGTTATTCATTCACAAATTCCTTGATCATGGGAAGGATTGGTGCAAGTTCAACGGCACATTCTTTTGCAATATCCATGTGTTCCTTCTGTGTCCCATTTGCACTACGAAGTTCGATATAGTGAACCCATGAACGAAGAGTTCCGTTCATATACATGCGAGACATAGTAAGACCTTCTGGTAGAACTGCACGAGCCTGTTCCTTTGCGATACCCTTACTGATTGCCCAGTTGTATGCAGAACGTGCGTCCTCAATCACCATCTCCTGTAGAGTGTCCCACTCTTCCTGTAGTTTGGGATCATCAACCTCTACACTATTCTGACGGTTCTTTTCGTCTTGCAAACGTGCATCACGAGTGACAAAATTCAAGTCCTTAGTTGGGTCTGCATAACGCTGACTGAACTCTTGGAAACTGAAACTACGATGACGCAAAATCTGTCTTGCGATATCTCGTGTTGTCTCAATCTCAAGACACGCACTGACCATCTCAAGAGGTGACCAGTGCTTGTGTTTGACGAGATAACGAATGAGTTTATCTGCCGTCGCACTGTTGTTCTGATTTGATGGATTGGATACACGGGCGCAATACGCAATCAAATCCTGCACACTGTAATCTACATCAGGTGCAGGGGATATGAGCATTTGGTTGGGATGCGTTTGCGAATATGATATAAGTTTTACTGTCATCGTTACTTCAACAAATCCTCATGCTGCATATTTTTTGATCGTCGCATATTGTTAAGTGATGCACCATCTAGTTTATCAAGACGAACTTCAATACGTTTATGCCAAAAATAATCAATTACATTCACTGCAACCAAACAGATTACAGCGATACTCAAAATACTAATTGCCCAAATCATATATTTCTCCTGTAGAATGGTGCCTCCACACAGAATCGAACTGCGATCTGATGATTACAAATCAACTGTTTTACCGTTAAACTATAGAGGCACTTATTCTTTACTTTCGGTTACGATTATCCCGATTGTTATTTGGACGACGATTGTTACGCATCATCGCCATTTCTGCAACTCTCTCAGAGAGTTCACCATTCTTCTTGGTGAGTTCTGCATTATCCCACTGCAATGCCTTCACAGTCTTCTGGAGTTCGGCAACCTTTGCCTCAAAAAAACCTTCAACACGATCCATCTCTGGACTCCTCAATTAATGTTAATAAATTCATTCTATACTTATTCTTGTCAATTGTCAAGAACCTTTTGTAATCATTCATAAATCTTTTTAGGTCAGGCCATACAATATCGTCCCCTAATAGTTTGTCCCAATTATCACTGAAAGAGACTAACTCATCTAGAATGATCATCGTCTCTAGTGATACACGCCCACCCAGAAACTCTTTAAGAAGTTTCGGGTGGTTGTGTTTCTTCACCTCAAACAGTGGTTCAAATTCCTTCACAAGTGGAGTCATCTCAACCACAAACATATCAAAGAAGTTACTCCGCTTCAACTTCCATGAGTTATAGTTCTCATCATTGAAGTTGGCGATGTAACCCTTCCTGTCCTTGATGAAGTTGGACAGAAAGTAATTCTTGACTTCCTCTTCTGACTTATATTTTCTGGATAGACGCACGAAGAACCCACGGTCCTTGCGCTTATAGAATGTGTCTCTGGAAATGCGAGTCTTACCTTTGTACTTCACAAAGTCATAATCAGTCTTTCCAAAATGCGCCTTGAAGGCACAGTACATCAAATATATGTCAATAGGTTCCATCAAATAGGCAGTTTAGCAGTCTTTGGTAAAAAATTTAGTTCCCTCGCATTTGCCTCAATCTTTTCCTTGAGACTCTTTGAGATAAGGTTCCCGACTGTATCGGGTTCGATGTTCTTACGGTAACAATAATCTAGTACTGCCTCCATGTGGGTAATACCCTTTTCATTAGCAATTCTTTCAATCTCTAGAGAGAAAGATTTAGCAGTGTTCAAAGTCATAAGTTCTCCTCTAGTAAAAATGGGGAGCTGACCGTGGCTCCCCGCGAGACTATTTCTGGCGTCTAACCCCTATTATTTAGAAGGAATATCGAGTCTTCACTCCAATGGTCTTACCCTGTTCTGTAATGTCAGTATCAACATTGTAAGTACCATATGGTGTCATTGTGAAAGACTTGGTAATCTTCCAATCATAACTTAGTCCGAGTTCGATATTATCTACTTCGCTGTTGTCCCAATCATAATTTGGAAGTAGGGAAAGAGAGAAACCCTTTGCACCTGCTTCGATACCAAACTCAGTGTTGGTGGTTTCACCGTCGATGTCGTACTCTGTGTCAGTTACGATTGCGAGGTCAACCATGTTCATTGGATTTGGTTTCTGTGGTTCATTAGCAAGAGCAGTAGATGAAATACCTAGTGCTGCTACTAGAGTGATGATTGTTTTAGTCATGTTAGTCCTTTCTGTTGATGAACTCCTGTAGTTTCTCTGCTTGAGAGAGAACCTCATCAGGTGTGAACATCTTTGGAATGTACTGGTCAAAACTCTTGTACATATCCTTGTTGTCTTCTGCTGCCTTCTCAAATGCCTGCCATGCCATATTAGACGCAGCCTCATACTGTTTGTCAAGCATGTCTTTTGCCATAGTCAGAAGATCAAGTCGAATCTCATAAGGTGTCTTAGCCATGATTACTCTCCTACAAACTTTGCCATCTGACGTAGAGCAGCAGCCTCTTTGGGATACCCCTCACGTTCCATTTCAATAGCTGCACGAGTGTAACCATATGGTTGCATTTTTTTGAAAATACGATTGAACCAATCGCCAAGACCTGTTTCAAATGTTAGTGTGGAAACGATGAATGTCATTTCTTTCTCCTTGTGTTTGTGTGTGTTGGTGGGTGATTCTGTTGCTAGGACACCCACCGAAACCCCGACACTTACTGCTTACGCAGCAAGGGCCATAGGTGCAATGTTATCATTGGCACTTGTAGTTTTTGGTCTATACGCGACCAACCGTGTAACTCCGAATTCCTATTAACTGCCCGTCGATCCTAGTTCGCCCCCCTCAGAAACACACGAATAAGTAATGGTCCAAATCTATAACTTTTATAAGGATTTCCACTATTTAATTTAAATTCGCCCCATTGAAAAGGAGTTCCTTTAAACCAACTAATCCAGTGCCAATCCCAATTCATTATATCCTCATGTGTTTATGGTGGAGGCGGCGGGTACTGCCCCCGCGTCCAGTACAGCGTTGAGTCATCATCAACGTTACCTGTTATATATAACATCTTTTCCTTTGAGAGTCAAGGAACTTTTTGTCGCCTTGTTCACAAATTCCACATCTTTACCCGACCCAATAATACATGCATTACCATTTGCAAAAGATTCAACGATGGTAATTCCACTGTCTCCAACGTACATTAGATTAACAGTATCATTATCAGGGTCAGTCCAATATGCATAAGGCTCCTCACCTAGATTTGTAACTGCACCCAGAATAATGTTTAACGGCGCACAAAGAACTGGTTTCTGTGTTTGAAAAAAACTTGGTGGTTCCTGTGCAAAGATAGGTGTACTAAGCAGCAGTGCTGTTAGGAATGTTAGATACTTCATTACGTCTTCTCCATTCTGCAACGGATTCGACTAACGCATCTAGATAATTGTTTTTGTCCTTTACAAACTCTTGAACAGTTCCGTCCTCTGTGACTACGAGAATAACTACCTGTGAGATTTCAATCCCTGTTCTCTCTCCGAACATCTCTGCATACGCAGAGCCTTGAATGTAATAACTTTCATTCCAATCATCATTGCGTTCTTTAGAGGATGTCTTGAAGTCAATAATGGAAGGTGTTCCATCATATTCTGCAATACAATCTACTCTGCCCGCTACCTTATATTTATCACTGTAAAGACCCGCTTCTTGTGCATAAATGTTATTTAATTTGTGCAGTGCAACATCTCTTAATTGATTGAACAGGCACCAAGGCAGAAAATTCTTCTTGTGTTCTTCCCACTTTTCGGGAAAGTCACGATGCATGTTGTTGAGGTAGTCTTCACACATCTGGTGAACCTTAGTACCTCTTGCTGCAGCAGTTCGTGCAACGTAGTTTGCAACATCATCACCAACACGTTTACGCCATTCCATCAAACCCTGCTTGTTTCGTACAGATAGTACAGTGGTGATTGACGGATACTTGTTACCATCTGGTGTTTCATACAGACGAATACCGTCCTTGTTTGTTGCAGATATAGTAGGCAACTCTACTGGTGTATGATTAAACATTACGCATACGCTCAACGAGTCGTTCTGCTCTTGCCCCTACTTGACGATACCAACGTGAGTCTACCATCTGGTCTGCTGCTTCATTCCAATCCCTTGCGTCCACACCCGATTTCATACCCTTGAAAGCAGATAGTCGAGGACGACCAAGATTGAACATCATGTTTGCAATCACTTGTTGAGCTTCTTCTGGCAACTCCTCGAAGTCTGGATATAAGATGGCGCAGTCTGACAATACTGTTTGGACATCTTGCTCGAAGGCTTCAACCACTCTAGATTCTGATACTTCTGTTCCGATGTCGGAACCGTGCTCGGGGTCTGACTCAGTAACCAGATGGCCGATGCCAAAAGTAGCATACCCAAGATGATCGTTATATATTTCATAAACACATCCCTCGTCAATTTTAAGTTGTTCTCTAAGTTTTTCAGTATCCATTATTCCATTCCTTATGTATTATGTCCAAGGGGCAGACTTAGATTCTACCGCTGGAGTTTTCTGATTATCAATTTGATCTTGCACTTGTGTTTGATATCGAGTCTCTGCTTCACTAGCAGTCTCATCTTCTTCTGTTAGCTTTGCAAGAACCCAACCCTTAACATCTGCTTCCGTTAGATCGGCAAACGCTGTAAATGAATCCGAATCTGGTTCATCAGTAGAAATTGTACCATAAACTGTACCAGAAACAGGTACATCGTCATCTGTAACACCAGTAATTCTCCAGTGTACAGTCTTTACTACATCTGAGAGATCATCTTCTGTAGCAGTTTCAAGTGGATTAAATATCCATGTAAAAGTAGTAGTCATTATTCCATTCCTAGTCCCATTTTAATTTTGTTAATTAGATAGTTTCGCACAAATCCAGACCTTACGATATCTCCAATGCTGAACTCTGTGCAGTTAAATTCGTCCATCTCTTCCAGAATGCGTAGGAAGTCATGTAGTCCATTCCTATCATTCGTTCTCTGTAGATCACTCTGATCAAAGTCACCACAGAACACGATACGAGAGTCCTGCCCTATGCGAGTGATGATTGTATCCAGTTCATGGAAGTTCATGTTCTGACACTCATCTACTATAACAATAGAGTTATCAAATGTCAACCCTCTTAGGAAAGAAGTTGATAAAAAGAATAGAGAACCTTGTCCCTTCAGTCTATCGTAGAGTGAGTTGAACGACTGTTCATTTGGCATCTCAAACATGAACTGAACCATGTTCTGATACGGCACCTGATACAGTGCAGACTTATCTTCCTCGTCGCCGGGAAGAAACCCAATCTCCCTTGTGGGAATGAGAGAGCGCACGATAATGACTCGTTCATATTTGGTCTTCAAATCGAGAACTGAGTTGAGTGCGAGGTAGAGTGATGCAAAGGTCTTACCTGTTCCTGCCGCACCAAATAGGAATTGGTTCTTACCCTTCTTCCATGTATCAAACACAACCTTCTGACTGTCTGTAATGGGTTTGACAGTTACGAGTTGGGAATGATTGATTTCTTTATTCTTACTTGCCATAACAATCCTTTAGAGAGAAAAAGAGGGGGGAGTGGGGGCGCGCCTTCCCCCCTCTGACACATGGGCGGAGTGACTTCCCAGCTTGCGTAGATGCTGTGCATCCCTTGCTGAAGTTTGATTTCTCGCCCGTGTCAATTTTATTTATAACACTCCGTGTTTCTTAAGTACGTTTCTTGTCTGAATTTCTTTAGTAGATCGTGTACTACTTGAACCGTAACGATCTGCAAGAGGTGTGCCTGGATGTGACTCTGCAATACGTTGCATGTTCTCTGTAAATCCACCATCTACCTTTGGACCTACACCCATAATATGGTCACCAGCAATAGCAGGAGCAGATGGCATTTGTGTAACCTTTGGATTGTTCTTAAGATATTCTTCACGTTCAGACATGCTCATGAACAGATCAAATTCTACTCCCATCTCTTCATTATAAAAAGTATATGTCGGCATTAAAATAACTCCAACTGATCTGGTTGATATTTGGATAACTTATCAACCTCTTCGTTTAAATCTTTAACTCTCGTCATCAAATACTGAATTTGACTTTGCATCTGAGAGATTTCTTTTTTCAATAAGTCTGTTTCAGACATTCGCGGTAGTCTCTCTTCCTTCATTCGTCTTCCCATATAATCCCAATACGGCTCCCTCTGCATTAAACCACTCCGGCATAGGGCGTTTCGTCCACTTTGCGAAACGCATTTTCTCTAGTATATAGTAAGTCCGATAGGCAAGAACAGTATCCTCACCCTTACAATGTTCAGGCATACACTGAGGTGGGTCAGTGAAACCGAGAGACATAATGTTGTCTGGAAGTTTAGAGAGTGCGCCAACTAGTCGTTCACTTGCATGGTGCTTCCCATAACGGAAAGTATATTCCTTGAGAAGATAGTGAAACAGATCATACAGCCACAGATAATTCTCGTCAGAGGTACGAGTCCAGATTGTAGACGGGTGGTTCTTATGCGCCAGTTTGTATAAACCCATTGCGTCTGCATACTCATCACCATCAAGAACACGATGTGCAGTTGATAGCATCTGAGCAGTCTCCAAAATCATCTTCACCACATGTTTGTCGCAATGAAGTTGTGCTGCTGTCTCAGCGTCTTTCGAAAGATAGAAAATATTCACGGTTTAACCTTTACCTTATGGCTGCAATAATGCCAACACAACGCACATCCAGAAGTTTTAAATCTGGCAATTCTACGTTCTTTCCAATGTTTAATTCTTTCCCTCATTGTAGGGACTTGTTTACTCATCTTCACTTCTCCCATTT